CCCTGCTGCGTAATATGCTCGTGTCAGCATGTCGGTACGTGGTCTCGCCACCACGCAAGGGGGCCAGGACCACGTCCCCGACCCCGCGGAAGGTCTTGCGAAAGCGGCTCTGCAAACGTTGTACGTAGCTGCCGGTTGTGCTGCCGTCACGCCACTCATACTCTGGTGAATCCTTTGGAAGAGTGGTTCCAACCTCGGGGATGTGTTCTGCCACACGCACAGCCTTTGAGTACTTCAACAAGTTCAACCAATCGGCGTCCTCAAAATAGTAGGACGAGTGCACGCACACTGGGTGTGCAACAGGATTCTCACGTTCCGCACTATAAAGTGCAAGACATGTGCAGGTCGAGGCTGTGTGGAAGCAGTAGTTCAGCCGGTTCCGTGTGATGCGTCCTGTGTTAGGTACAAAGTTGTACGTCGAATAACTCCGAGAGGCACGGAGTGCCTCGTGGCGATTGCCATCCTCAGCATCACGTTTCGGGACCATGCAATGGAAATACACGTTGGGGTAATGCCCGGTATTCAGCAGCTTGTTCAACCGTTCACAACCAAATGATCCCGCGCCTACGTCCACGACGACGGGTTTACAATTCTGGTTCTTGTCATAATCTGCTTGGGCGTTCTTGGCCGACCGAATGTACAACGCAGTGGATGTCACTATCCGCGACGTGTTCAACTGTGGGTGGCTGGCCACCTGCTCATACGCTGGGCGTTCGTTTGTCAAAAAGGGGGAATCGCACTTGCAACCGTCCAAAAGTAACTGGCGTTCATTGGCGTTGGGTTGTGGGATGGGTGAAGCGTCGTCCATACCAACCATCTGCTCCCAATCTTCGGGTATGTGCCGTTCTGAATCTAACAAGGCTGTGCGCCGTGCCATCATCGTGGGTAAGTACATGTCCAGTATGCCATCGACGTCCTTCGCACTCTCAGGCCATTTCACCTTGAAGGCATCCGCCTTCCTCTTCACGGCCTTTATAACGTCGTCCATAACGTCGACAGCCACACCGACCCTCCCGGCCTTCTTGGCGCCATGGAATATATCAGCTATCTCATCATCACGGTCCGTCATGGCAGCCAAAAAGACTGCCATATCCTGGTCGTAAATCTCTATGGAGCTGCTGGATGGCGCCCACCCGGAACCCACTTCGGATGGGTTGTCAGCCTCAACAATGGAACGTTCAATGAGGCGCTCGAGCGCCTCCTTTGCCTCAGGGCTGTCTAAGGGTACTTCGGGCACAGTGCCATGCTCTGTTTCTTGGACTTTCGCATACTTCTTGCCCTTGCCTTTTCGAGTGTCCTTCATGGATACGTACGACGCGAGCGTTTCTTCACACTTCTTGATAGCTTGTCGGTTGGCCCCAAATCGTTTGTGCTCTGCTTCAACGGGGTCCTCGGCTTCACGATCCTCCAATAGGCCCATCTCCGTGGTGCCTTCTTCACGCAA